TATACCAGCAGTGCTACCAAATTCTTTTTTTAGAACTCTTCTAAGTGGAAGAGAAAAATATTTTTTTATTGAGTCACTTCCAAATACAGTTTCAAAATCGTAAACACCGTGATCCCAACCTAACTCTTTAAATAACCCAGTAAAACTTGGTTCTGTTACTTTTTCTACAACTTGAGCACCTGTTTGATCTACATTAGTTACTTCAAATGTAAATTTCTTTTCTTTAAAAAACTGACCGGGATCTGGAGCATATACGATACCTGACTCAACAAAAAATTTATCTAGTATTTCTCGAATTGTTTCATCTTCTAATTGTAATGCAGCATCATATTTTGATTCATCTGCAAATGTAGGAAGATTTATATCACTATCATCATCTTTAATATACTGTCTATATTTTTCTTTTAATTTTTTAGATGCAGCTAACTTTAAAACTAAAGCAGGATTTTCTGATAAAAAATTGTTAAACTGTTCTTGAATTTGAGCAGTTGCCATATTAGTAGTTTGTTTTACAAAATTATCTCTATCCTTTGGACTATGGTTTGTAGGAAAGTCTGGCTCATTTCGTTTTGTCTGATATTCAGATAATGTACTTTTAAACCTACCTTTTTCTAATAATGAACCTAAACCTGAATAAACATTAGTTCCGATTGAAATTTTAAATTTATTATTACCATAATCTTTTTTATTTACAAGCATAGAATCTGTAGTTGATAATTCATCAAATTTCAAAAGTTTAATTTCTTGACCCCTAATTAGTCCTCCCGGCCCTTTTAAATCTTTTGAAATAGAACCGATTAACTCTACAACTTCTTTTCCATAATCAACTTCAACTGGTTCCAAATATTCTTCTACTGGAGTTTTCTTTCTTCCAAACATTCCAGATACACTGGCCATTCTTAATGAGTCTTCTGGAACACTGAAAGCTGATGCACCAAGACTTGTCATAGTTGCTATATCTGCAACATCACCCATAGTAACATCAACTGCAGATTTTTTACCTGTTAGTAAGTCTTTAGGTATGCTAACAGTTTCTTTAACTCCCTCTGCAATTGCTTTAGCTACACCTACTGTTTGTTCTTTAGTTGGTAGTTTAGGATCTTTTAAGTATTCTTGAGCAGCTGGTATAAAATCTTCTACTATTTTAGCTCTAAGATTTCGTTGATCTGGATTTAATCTTACTGTGTATGTATCGCCAAGTTTAGTTTTAAATACAGGATTACCAATGTCATCTTCGCCTACTTGAATATCTCTAATACTGGCACCCATAGGTCTATCAAAGAATGGTACAGTTTCTAGAGGATGTCTTTTCTTTTCAACTACAGGTCTGTCTTTACGTCTTCTTCGACCTTCAGCATCAAGTAAGTTATCTGTTTGTTCTGCTAGTCCACCTTCATTAAAATTAAATATTTTTTGAAAAAAACTTTTAGTTTGTTTTTTAAATTTAGGTGGCTCACCTTGTTCAGTAAGTATATCTTGAGCTGCATCCATTAATCCAAAAATACCATGATCAATATCTTTACTACCGTATTCTTTTCTAGGCGGTTTACCTTTTTCTCTTCTTTTTAATTTCTTTTTTTGAAACTCTTCTATCTGCCTTATACGTTTATTTCGATCTTTCTCACTTATGCCCCTTCCTAATTTATATTCTGCAAAGTCTATTCTTGGTGAAAAATAAGAACTTTGAACTGTATCTCTTATTGTATTTTTAGGAAAATCTTCAAAATCTTTACTCACACCTTGATAGCTTGTATTAAATCTAGTGTTTAAATCATCAAAAAGTTCTACATAATATTCTTGATCAATATTTCCTGATTCAATAAACTTTAAAATTTTACCAGCTGCTTCCCCATATTTTTTATCAAAAGCTTTAGGATCTTCATTTCGTTTTTTTCTTAATAAAATAAAACCTCTTTCAGTAAACTCATGAGAAATAATAGGAGGAACAGATACATTTGAACCTGTTACTATATTATCATCTTTAAATTTTGCAGCTTCATCAGCAGAAATTACACCTCTTTTTAGTGCATCCTCTCCTAATTTCCCTGCTCTTTCATAATATGCAGCAGGTATATTTAATCTTGTTTTTATAACTTTGTGTTTATCAGGATCGTAACCAAGTCTAGCTATAGGGTTCCAAGAAAGTTGTGGCTCTAGTTCAGCTCTATATTCAAGATCAGCAAATCCTTTTGTTTGTCTATCTCTGTCTTCTTTTCTTTTCCGTCTTTCTATTAAACCTTCTTCTCTTGACTTAGGACGTAAACTTTCTGTCATCTGTTTGTCGATGTCAGGTCTTATACGTGGTCTAAGAGATGTGTTAGTCGCCATCTTTGTTTACTCTGTCCCTAAGCATAGCTAAAGATTTTAATGCACGAATTTCTCCTTGAAGTCTATAGATCTCTTCAAGTTCTGTTCGTTGTTCTAATTGTCGGTAAGCAAATGCAATACGGATATTAAACTCATCGAGCATTGCATCCCATTGAGGTTTATTATTAACTACTAATTTTAGGCTCATGCAGCACCCTGTTGTCCAGTATTAGCTGAGAAGCCCTGTTCTCCCGGCTGAGGTGCTGTACCTATGCCTATGTTACCTCCCCCACCTCCAGCGGTATCCCCTACTTGTGGAGCTGCTCCTTGTCCCTGTGGAGCTACTGGCTGTCCATCAGGTCCAACTTGGGGTTGTTGCTGTGGTTCTGGTGGGTTTGCTTCTTGAAACTTCTTCAGTATTTCTGCTTGTACTGCAGCATCAGACATAGAGTTTACCAACTTGTCTGGATCAAGATCCATAGCCTTGGCAATCTCACGAATAATATAATCCATCTTAGCAAACGGTGCTAGTACTGGATTCTGTACAACTTGTAAGAACTGCATTAGTCTTTGGCTACGTACTTCATTAGCCATCAAGCTTTCAGTACCACGAGCTTTTACATCTAAGTCACCTTTAATTTCCTCATCAAAGTCAAACTGCATGTTAAAGTGGTAGAATGCTTTTGCTATTGGACCTAATAGATAATCATCTACGTTTTTGATAACATTACGTATGCTGCCGTTAGCAGCAGACATAAGCATACTGATTCCAGAAGCAGTACGCCCCACTCCTTGAACTCCTGTTTGACCATGAGCAAAAGATGGGAAACCTGTCGATTCATCTGCTAGTACCCTCGCTTTATCAAACATCTGCATGTTTTCACTTGATACGTTTGGAAACTTAGTTCCAAAGATTGCTTGACCCGGAGCACCACCCTGTCTGCGGAAAACTTTGCCGGGGTATACCGACAAGTCTTGACCGGGAACCAAGTTTGTCTCATCAACCTCGATGAGCATGTTACCCGACAGTGCAGCGTTATCAACTGCCATACGCATAAAACCATTCATAAGTGTTTGTGTATCGTCCATGTTTTCTGCTAGACCAACGCCAAACATATTGTATGGATTTACCTCATATGGAACTGCATAGTAAGGTATAATAGATGGGGTGAACGGATTCATGACAAGTCTGAGAACTTGACCATTACATATCCAAATGTTTACGGAGACTTGCTCCATATCTTTTAGATCATCTGGAATATCTACATCATGTCCTTCTAAGACATCAGTATCAACGTTCCCCCAGAACTCAAGAACTTCAAACCTTTCGGTTCTAGTTTCCTGAGCATCATCTTCCATGACTTGCTCCCACCACTCCTTGGTATAAGACTCACCCATAGATATTGCAGTGTCGATGGCATTCACACGGAAGAAAGGACGATTCTTTAGAGAACGCATTTGTGATCGAGACATCTTGTGTCTCTCTACTACGTACTCGGCCTCGTCCATGTTAGCTGCATCTGGATCTGGATAGAAGTTCCAGATAGATACAGAAGAAGTTTGTGGTACTGTTTTAAATGTAGGTGAATACTCACCTTCTTCATTCCAATTAGGATATTCTTTGTCTACAGCAAACGGACCTTTCATAACTCCAGTGCCAAACAAAGATGTTTCAAAAGCAGCTACACGTAACTGTTTGTTTGCACCAGACTCTTCTAGCTGATCATGGATTTTCTTTTCCATCTTTTTAGCTGAGACCATTGCTGGATGTATTGTAATTTCTGTAGGTGTTTTACCTTCACCCTCTTCTAATTTATCTACGACTGGTGTTAGCTTTTTCTCCATACTAGCTAAACGTTCACGTAGATCTACAATAGTTTCACCGGGTCTAAGTTTAGTTTCTTCTGGGCCAAACTGTTGTTTAGCTTCACTCATCTTATCATTAGACTCGAAGTGTACAGATTCTGCTGCACCTTCTGGTAAAGTTGTTGGGTCAATGGATATAGGAAACTTGTTGTTTCCGAATAGTACATCTACAATTTGACCGTAAGCTGCAAGTACTTTTGTTTTTGTAACTTTAACAAATACCTGAGATTTTTCTGTAGAAGTAAATTGTACATCAGGTCCGTACAATCCACGATAGTTTCTGTAAGCCTTTACCCAACGTTGCTCTTCTGTCTCACGAGCTGTAGAAGCTTTACTATAACGATCCTTAACTAAACCAACAATGTTTCCTGTTAATGGATCTGAATATGTTTCTTTTTCCATATCTTCAACAGCTTGACTTTCTACTGAGTCCATTGCCATTTCGTTTTCAAAGATTTCGTCTTCTTCCATATTCTTTCCTTAATATCCGAAAGTAGCATCGCTTACTTGAAAACCTGTATTTGAAACAGGTGTATAATCAAACAAACTACTTTTTGGTCTTGTCATGACACCGTATCTTAAAGCATCATAAAGGTGATCTTCTGCTTTTGTATCTACATCCTCTGGATTATTTTTGTCTAGAGGTATAGCTGGTAATTGAGAAATTAAATTTTTACAACTATCGAAGATTACCATTCTAGGCTCTTCGGTAAATTCATCTACTTGTAGTCTTCTATGTATTTCGTTTTTACCTGCAACACGAGATCCTTTTGATCTATCTGCTGGTCTCCATCTACAACCACGAACAATCATTTGTTCTGCTAGACTTGGGCCAGTGTCTCCACGTTTGTGCCACAGTGAGGAGTCAAGAACACCGTAACGTATTTTTTCTTCTGACTCTGTTTCTAAAATCATATCAGCTAGATCTGTTGCAAGAACTTTACTGACATACATTTCACGATATACAATTAACTGCTCATCAGGTGCAACTGCTATCCATACAACTCCAGTATAAGAACCATAACCATAGTCACATGCTCTAAACTTAGGCCAGTTGTTTGGAATATCAAAAGGTTCTACAACATGAATCTTTCGATTAAACTCTGGAAATGCTGCACCTTCATTTATATCCCAGTCACCTTCTAACAACTGTCTTCTCTGGTGTTCTGGTAACGATAGAAGATTAGCTTCGTACATTCCATCATCTGCAAGGTAAGGGTTGTCAAATAAATTAGCAGGTATAAACCTACGTTTAAATAACGGTTCACCTTCTTTAGTATGACCTTTAGGCCAGCAGATAACTTCACCGGTGTCTGTATCTGTAGCCCAGAAAGATTTATTAGGTGTTTCTGGATCTATAAAAGATTTCTTAACCCATTGATGGCCGGGACCACCGGGGTTACTAGTAGCTCTCATATATAAAGGTAGCCCACTAGCTTTGGTTGTACGAAGACGTGACCTCATATAATTCCAAGGATAGGGTGTAGGCCATTGCGTTAATTCGTCAAAACCAATCCAGTTAAATGCTTGTCCTTGATATCTCATAACGTCATCGTCACGATCAAGGTAAGACATCCAGAGTGTAGCTCCACTAGGGGCTACCCAAGTCTTATCTCGTTCCATAAACTTGATACCGGGAATTGCTTTAGGATATAACTGTTTAGAGACAGAGATAAGTTCCCTCAGCTCTTCGGTGCTTCTACGTACTAAAAGCATACGAGCATTTGGATTGTTTAAGTATCTTACAGGGTCAGCAATCATTGCATATGATTTACCACCACCTGCAGATCCTCCATACAAAACTTCCTGTTCTGTTGAAGCTAGAAAGTCTGTTTGTGGACCGGGATTAGGTTCAAAGATTATTTCTCTTTGTACCTGCTCTACTTCAATATCCGGTGTGCTGATCGGAGTCGCTGGTTTCAACTCTACGTCTTGCACCAATTCTTTCTTTTTCGAGCTTCTCCGCCTTTTCTGCTGCCGCTTTGTACCTTTGGGCATAGAAATCTTGGACTGAAGCTGCGTTCTTACGTCTTTGCTCAAGTTTTACCCTTTTAAATAAACCTACATGAGAAATCATTCTACCAGAGGTTGTACTTAACCAAGCAGCTACTTCTCTATAACTATATCTTTTTAAATGTTTCTTAGCTTCTTCAAAAAGTTCTAGTTCTTCTGGTATTGGTAGTAGAATATCCTGATCTTCTGGGTCTTGTTTGTAACCAAAAGGTATTGTTCTACCTATTCTTACTACTGGAACCCATTCATATTCGTTATCTACCTTTTCAGGTTTAGGTAACTTCCAAGTTTTAGTTTTCATCTGCTTTCGGTGGCAGAATAAACAAAGGGCTTTCGGATTTTACTTCGACTTTTTCTGTTTTTACAAAGCCAGCTCTATCTAAAAAGTCCTTAGCTGCTGCCATTTTCTCTTTATTGCCCAAGTCGGTGGGGTTTTCCATTACATGCATCATAGACCACACAGCTTGTGGCCCACTTGTTGCAATAAAATCTCTAGTTTTTTCTGCAATTTGCTCTTTTAGTGGAGCCATTACAGAAGTTGTAGACACGCCATCGGCATATCCTGCAAGCTTTTTAGCTTGAACAGGATTGCCTCTAGCTTCATTAAACAATGCGTTTAAAAATGCTTGTTGTTTTTCAGTGAGTTCTCTCGCCATAGATTTTTTCTCTTATCTCAGACTTACCAATTCCTAAGTCCTTGAGTTCACGATCAGATAAATTCATTAATATGTTATAATCTGCTCGTCTTTGCTGTGATTCTTGAATTGCTCTTAAGATGCGGTTACAATATTCTTTAAACATTTTCTACTCCTTTGTGTGTTAGCCCTAACTAGGCAGGAGTAGTTATATTCAAATAGTTATAACATACTATTGACAATTTTGCAACCCCGTTATGTCCTGTGTGGGTTATAAAACTCTCTTACTGATATAGTAACATCAAAAGTACCACCATCTTTTGAACAAACAATCTTATCACTTGCATGAAGATAGAAACGATTAGATGTAATTAA